CAATGGCTTGCTTGTTGGGCGCGCGTTGAATTTGAACAATGCGCTTTCGAACTCGAATTGGAATTACGGGCTTGCCTAGACTTTTCTAATTATGGAACATTAACAAAATGTGCCCTTTTATCCTACACCGCAGGACGTTGCAACACGCCTAGCTATTTAGCAAGTGGAAATACACCCGCAAAAGGTAAGGGCTAGTAACACAGCAATAGCGAAAACCCTTTAGGAGAATAAGTCACAACTTGAAAACCTACAAACACCTTTTAGTACAGATCGCGGACAAAGAAAACGTAAGGAAAGCAATTTTAAACGCAAGCAAGAGAAAAAGACATAGAAAAGACGTAAGAGACGTTATAGAGCATATCGACTACCACGTAGACGTAGTACACGAAATGCTAATAAGTGGTAACTACGTAGCACACGTAGACGCGCCCTGCATTGTTAACGAGGGCACGCACCACAAAGTAAGACGCATACGAAAGCCACATTATAAATACGACCAGATAGTACACCACTGCATTATACAAGTACTACAGCCGATATTAACCGCACCTATGTACGAGTACAGCTGCGGCAGTATTCCAAAGAGGGGCGCGCATTACGGCAAAAAGCGGCTAGAAAAGTGGATAAGAAAAGACGCTAAGGGCACTAAGTATGTTTTTAAAATGGATATTAAGCACTTTTACGAGAGCGTAGACCAGAAAGTACTTAAGGACATGCTAAGAGCCAAAATAAAAGACTGGCAGGCGCTAGAGCTTATATACGCGGTTATTGATAGCTGCGAAAAGGGCTTACCGTTAGGCAATTATACTAGCCAGTGGTTTGCTAACTTTATGCTAACGCCGCTAGATCATTACATTAAAGAAGAGCTGCACGCTAAGTACTATATGCGTTACATGGACGACATAGTAATACTGGGCGGCAACAAAAAGCAGCTGCACAAGATACATAAAGCTATAGAGAAATACTTAGCAGAAAAGCTACACCTGCGTATTAAGGAAAACTGGCAAGTGTTTAGGCTTGTGTATTACGACAGAGACGGCAAAGAGCGCGGCAGACCGTTAGACTTTATGGGCTGGCAGTTTTACCGCGAGAAAACCATACTACGCGAGAGTATTTACTTACGTATTGTGAGGAAAGCAAGGCACGTAGGCAAACACACGACCATACAGGGCGCGCAAGGTATGATAAGTTACATGGGCTATATTAAGCATACGGACACTTACGGCACTTACAGAGAGCATATAAGACCGTATGTAAATATAGGAAAACTTAAGAAATTCACATCAAAAAGAGCTAAGAAAGGAGCGCTAAGAAATGGAGTGGAGAAAGTCGACAGGAACACAGACACAGCAGCCAGCAGTACTAGACTTAACCAGCAGCCCTAGTACCGTTTACATACGAAAGAACATTACCAAAGCGACAGTAAGAGACGCAGAGGGCGTTAAAATTCCCGTTTGGAAGTACGACGAGGCAGCTATTAGCCGCGACGAGTACGAGAAAAACGAGGCAATTTATAGCGAGCTTGTCGTTATGATTGAGCAGGCAGCTAGCGCAGAAAGCGTATACAGTGACGTACTTTTACAGCAGGCAGACGCACAGGCAACGCTAGAGGAACAGGCAACGCTAGAGGAACAGGACGAGACGCTAGCAGACATTTTACTTACAGTACAGGGGGTTTAAACCATGAGCAGACTTTACAAGACCGTAAAAAGATATTACGACAAAGGCTTTTACGACGAGGCAGACGTAGCAGTATTCGTAAGAGCGGGTAGCATTACACCAGAAGAGTACGAGCTTATTACTGGCGAGCCTTACGAGAGCGAGGCTTAATTACATGACAGTAGCAAATTACATAAGTATAGGCGCGTTACTCGTTTCTTGTATCATGGCTTTTGTGAACATCAAGAACGGAAAAGCAACAAACAAGCGAGCAGACGACGCAGAGGACGAACAGAGAGCGCAGCGCGCCAGAGAAGAACAGGCGAAAGACACCCAAGTAATGCTTACCCTTAACAATATCGAGAAACAGCTTAACAAGATAGACGGAACGATAGACACGGTTAAGCAGGACACCCGCGACAACCACGACAAACTACTTATAGCTCTTGAAAGTCAAAAAAGCATGCACAAGCGTATAGACGAGCACGAGCAGCGCATTAACGACTTAGAGCAGGCACTTAGAAAGTAGAGGCGAGGGCATGACAAAACGCATAAGAGCTGCTACGCGTTGGCTATGGGAATTTAGCAAGCGTGTAGTAGTGATTATGGCGGCACTCTATTTTATTTCTTTTATCTATGCTATGGTGTGCTGCTGCTTAGCCTTAGAGCAGGCAGCAGACACTACAGCATTAGCAACGCTTATTACTGAGACTAACGAAACATTTAGAGTAGTAGTAGGCGGCTACATGATTAAAGCAGGGGTAGAGAACGCCACCAAGATATACAAAGACAGACACCAGACGACAGACGAGGACGAAATAGCAGGATAATAGAAAAGAGGTAGAACATGGAGCAGATTATTAACAACTGGGCGCTTATCATTGCAGCAGTAGCGCTCGTAGTATCAGTGGTAACAGCTGTAATTAAGTTTACAAACATGCCAACAGCTGCCCAGATCGCAAAAGTAAAAGAGTGGCTGCTTTATGCAGTGACTATGGCAGAGAAAGAACTAGGCGGCGGCACTGGCAAGCTAAAGCTACGCTACGTGTACGACTTGTTTTTAACTAAGTTTAACTGGCTGGCAAAGGTTATTACTTTCGAGCAGTTTAGTGCACTGGTAGACGAGGCACTAGAGGAAATGAAACGCCTATTAGAGAGCAACAACGCAGTAAAAGACATTGTAAATAAGGAATAAGGGGGCGCAGATCATGGCTAGTAATGAGCAGAGGGCGTGGGCTTTCCTTAAGTCTAAAGGCTTTAACGATTATGCAGCAGCAGGCATTATGGGCAACCTTTATGCAGAAAGCGGCATAAGACCAGACAACCTACAGAACAGCTACGAGAAAAAGCTAGGCTTAACAGACGCAGAGTACACAGCTGCAGTAGATAACGGCAGCTATACGAACTTTGTACACGACAAAGCAGGCTACGGGCTTGCACAATGGACTTATTACAGCCGAAAGCAGAACTTATTAAGCTATGCGCAGGCAAAAGGCGTAAGTATAGCAGATTTAGACATGCAGCTAGAATATCTTTACAAAGAACTAGCTAGCAGCGTAGTAATTATGGATATTTTACGCGAGGCTAACACTGTAAGAGAGGCTAGCGACTGTATTTTACTTAAGTTTGAAAGACCAGCAGACCAAAGCGAGGCAGCAAGAGTAAAAAGAGCTGGTTATAGTCAGACTTTCTACGACAGATACACAAAAACTAGCAGTACGGCTGCTGCTAACAATGAGGGCGGCAAAATGATTACAAAAGATTTTATAGCAGGGAATATTAACGGCATAGCAATTAACAGCACCGTTAAGGCTGCTGCAGCGAACTACAAAGCAGAGAGCCAGCGCAGCGTAAAGTATATTGTTATGCACTACACAGGAAACACGAAAGACACAGCAGTAGCAAACGCTAAGTACTTTGCCAATGGCAGCAGGCAAGCTAGCGCGCATTTCTTTGTAGACGACAGCAACATATACCAGAGCGTAGGGCTAAAAAATACCGCATGGCATTGCGGCAGTAACACTTACTACCATAAAGAGTGCAGAAACTCTAACAGCTTTGGTATAGAAATGTGCTGCACAGCTGGCAATTACAAAATATCGGCTAAAACAAAGGAAAACGCAGCTTACTTGTGCGCATATCTTTGCAAAATGCTGGGCATTGCAGCAGGCGCAGTAATTAAGTACGTAGTAAGACACTACGACGTAACGGGCAAGAAATGCCCTGCAGAAATGGCGGGCGAAAATAACGCAGAGTGGGCTAAGTTTTTAGCAGACGTAGCAAAAATTTTAGGCGGCAGTGCACCAGATCATAACGAGCCAGTGCAGCAGCCTACATTTAAAGCGACAGGCACAGCAGTTACGACAGCTAACTTACGCATGAGGGCGGGAGCTGGCACGAGCTTTAGCACACTATTAGTAGTTAACAAGGGCTGCACCGTACAAGTAGACGGCACAGTAGTTAACGGCTGGTATCATTGCAAATATGGTAATACCGTGGGCTATATGTCTGGCAACTACCTTAAGAACGTACAGACCACCAGCAGCACGCCTGCTGCCACACGCACACACAAAGTAGTAAAGGGCGACACTCTTAGCCAGATCGCAAAGAAATACGGCACAACCGTTAACGCTATCGTACTGGCTAACCGCAGCAAGTACCCTAAGATTACAGCTAGCTATATTGTAGTGGGCTGGGAGCTTGTAGTATAATGTCACACGACGAGGCAGTAAAGATATTAGCAGCTAGCGCAGCATGTCAGTTGCAATATGGCTGCGATATATGCCCGCTGCTGCCGTTTCTTGTAGATCATGGACGGCAAGAGGGTTACTGTAGAGAAAACACAAGCCCAGAAAAAGTGCGAGAGGCAGTACAAGTAA